GCTGGCCGCGCTGTTGTACTTGTCGCCGAGGTTTACCCAGATCGACCCGGCCGGTTTGAGGACGCGCATCCACTCCCTGGTGCACTCGACCAGCGCGGCGACGAATTCGGTCGGCGTGGCCTCGCTGCCGACCTGGCCGGCGTAGTGCTGGCCGCCGTCGGTGTAGGAGCGCAGCGCGAAGTAGGGCGGGCTGGTCACGATGAGGTCCACGGACGCGTCAGCCAGTGGCAGAATTCGCGCGTCGCCGCGGACAAGAGTGATGGTCACGTCTCTGACGCTACCGAGTGACCTAGTGACACGTCAATAGGTCTTACTGGGTGTGGGATGATCTGCCTCATGGCTTCGGTGAGCTGGTCGCAGCGCCTGGACCCGGCGGCCATCCGGGCACTGGTCACATCGCCACGCGGCGGGGTGGTCCAGGATCTGCTGCGCCGCGGCCTGCTTGTCGAGACCCAGGCCAAGCGCAATCTGGGCGGCATCGGCGGCCCCAAGCGCATCGATACCGGACGTCTGCGCGCCTCGATCAACACGCAGGTGGTGACGCGCAACGGTGAGCCGGGAGTCCTGGTCGGCACGAACGTGCGCTACGCCATGTGGGTGCACGACGGCACGGGTATCTACGGACCCAGGGGGCGCCGCATCACCCCGAAGAGTCACAAGCGGCTGCGGTTCCGCCCGAAGGGCCAGCACAAATACGTGTACGCCCGCTCCGTGGCCGGCATGCGGCCCAACCCGTTCATGCGCAACGCGCTGCGCGCCGCGCGCGGGTAGGTTTCTGTTCACGCTGATTGGGAGGTCGACACCCATGGGCGGCGACTAAGTTCCTCGGCCACGCCGAACAGGCCAGGATGGGACAGGGCGGTTCATGCCGCCCGCAGATCTGCGCGATCGTAGCGGCGCGGCATGTCCTGCTTGCCGGGCAGTCGGACGATGGTATTGCCCTGGGTCCAGAGCGCGCCACAGCCCGGCATGACGCACATGTGGAGCTGTACGTGGTCGGCCTCCCACACGCACCGACAGTCCTGCAGGCGCGATGGGCAGGCGGTCAGCGGCTCATGGTTCACCTGCCTCGGCCTCCCACGCTGTAGCCGTCGGTGTCCGGGTCGTCCTTCGTGCGGTTGGTCTGGCTGTCGCCGCCACCGGAGCCGCTGGATTCGTTCTTGTTCGGGCGGCCACCGGGCGGAATGCTTCGGTCGCGGTTCTTGCCGCCGATGGGGCCGCTCTTGGGCCGGTCGTCTTTCGCCATGCGTTCAACGCTAGCGAGCGACCTAGTGACATGTCAAGAGGTCGTGATGTACCGTCGTGGCCATGAGTCGATACGAGTTCTACTGCCCGCCGGTGCGCACGTGGCCGGCCAGAGGGCGGGACAATTTCCTGCGCCTCTATGACGCAGGTATGGACAAGGTGATCCCTTGGCGCTGGATGTGCAGTCTTGTCTTCATGCCCGGATCGCCCAGTCACGATGCCGTGGTCGGCCTGCGGGAAGCCGCGCTATCCGGGGACCGTCACTAGATCTAGACTCAGCCCATGACAGCACCTGATGCCGCAGACGCTCCCGACTGGGAAGTCAAAGACTTCACGATCAGACGCGATCCGATCTCGTTCCGCGTCGACGTCGACACGTTCACCGCGCCGCCGATCATCGGCGGGTTCATGATGCGCAAGCTGGGGGCGATGCACGCCCAACTTGGCGACATCACCGCGGTCATCGGCACGGACGAAGACGCCGTCGGCAAGGTGATGGCGCTGGTCGCCGACATGTTCAAGGCACTCATCCCCGGCCCCGGCGGTAAGCGGTTCGCCGAACGCCTGCTCTCCGACGGCAATCCCGGAGACGCCGAGGCGGAGCCACCCGTTCCGCCGTCGCCGCAGGTCATCGGCCTCATGGATCAGGCCATGCCGATCATGTACTGGCTGTTGGAGCGCTACGGCCTACGCCCTACCGTGCCGTCCTCGCCCTCGCCAGCTGGGTCGACGGACGGGCAGACGGACACCCTGAACGATGGCACCTCTTCAACGGATGGTGCATCGTCCGGGGAATCGACCATCGAAACCTTGACTGTGACGACTGGCTCGATCTGATCCACGCCTACCTGCTCGAACACGCACCAGCCGAGAAAGCGGAGGAGATCACCCGAGCGTTCACTGGAGAGCTCGGCACCTGGCAGCGCAAGCTTGAACCGGTACCACGTCCACGGCTTCCCCGCCCGCCACCATGGGCGCGGGTCCGGCCGGCCGACATCACCAGAATGGACCGCGCTCTAGGGCGGTCGTAACGCAACGGTCACGGGGGTGACACGGCGTGGGTCAGCCAATCGACACCGCGACAGTCCTTCTCGTCTCCGACGCGTCCGGCTTCGCCCGCCAGGTCAAAGCGCAGGTCGACGAAGCGATGCGCAGCATCGCCGCTCAGGTCGACCGGGCGTTTTCGTCGATCGAGCGCCAGTCCCAGGACACCGGCGCCGAGATCGGCCGGGACTTCCAACGTGGGGGTGAGCGCGCCGAGTCCGCATTCAGTGAGCTGTCCCGGACGGCCAGGACCGAGTTCGGCGAGATCAACGCGGCGGCCACCGCCTCGAGCATCGGCATCTCGAGCAAACTCGGCGGGGCCCTGGCGATTGTCAAGACCGGACTGCTCGCCGCCGGCGCGGCCGCGGGCATCGGTCTGGCCGCCATCACCGGGTTCGGACTGCAGTCCGCGGCCTCCCTCGAGCAGAGCACGGTCGCCTTCACGTCGCTGCTGCATTCGGCCGAGGACGCCAAGAGTTTCCTGACCGAGCTGCAGGCGTTCGCGGCCGAGACGCCATTCGAGTTCAAGGACGTCGTCCCGGCCTCCCAGCGCCTGCTCGTGCTGGCCCAGGCGCTGGGGCAGACCAAAGACGCCGTCATTCCCCTACTCACGACGATCGGCGACCTGGTCAGCGTCACGGGCGGGACGGCCGAGAGTGTCGACAGCGTTGTCCGTGCCCTGTCCCAGATGGCCAGCAAGGGCAAGATCTCGCAAGAAGAGATCATGCAGCTGGCCGAGGCGCTGCCCGGCTTCAACGCCAACGCGGCCATCGCCTCGCAGTTGGGTCTGTCCGTCGCGGATACGCTGACCCTGATCAGCGCGGGCGGGGTCGACGCCACCACCGGCATCAACGCGCTACTGGCGGGGATGGCCAAGTTCCCCGGCGCGGCCGGAGCCATGGCCGCTCAGGCTCAGACGTTGACCGGCGTGTTCTCGACGTTCAAGGACACCATCGGGATCGCGCTGACCAACGCCTTCCAGCCGGTCATCCCGGAGATCAAGAGCGCCCTGGGTGAGCTGACTCCGATCTTGGGCAGCGCCATCGGCCAGCTTGCCCCGAGCCTGGGTGGCTTCTTGTCCGCGGTTCTCCCGCTGGTCGGCAAGCTGATCCAGGCCATCGTCCCGATCTTGAGCCCGCTCCTGGACGCCTTGGGCCCAGCCCTGGACAGCCTCGGCCCGAGCCTCGTCCCGCTGGGCGAGGCGCTCGGCGAACTCGTCACCGCGCTCGTGCCAGTTTTGCCCATTTTGGCCGAGTTCATAGCAGTAATTGCCGAGTTGGCCATCCCGTTCATCCGCATCCTGGCTGGCAATCTCAAGGTCCTGACGCCGATTCTGGACTTCATGGCCCGCTCCATCGCCGAGGTTGGCAAGGCGTTGCGTCTGATCGACTGGGGTGACCTGGGGAAGGCCATCGGGGGCGCCTTCGTCGACGCCTGGCATGCGGTGGCCGACTTCTTTACCCACGTCATCCAGGGCTGGATGGCCTTTTTCGATGCTGTCATTCTCGGCGCTGTCGCGTTCCGACAGTTGATCATTGACAAGTTCAACGAGATCGTCGCGTTCATCATCGGAATCCCCGGGGCGATCCTCGACGCGCTGGGCGACTTCGGTTCGCTGTTGGTGCAGAAGGGCCGCGATCTCATCGCTGGACTCTGGGCTGGCATTCAGGGCATGGGCGGCTGGCTGTGGAGCCAGATCACGGGCTTCATCGACCGTTTCCTGACTGGACCGATCAAGGCCGCCCTGGGCATCCACTCCCCCTCGACGGTTATGCGGGACGAGGTCGGGGCCATGATCCCGGCCGGCATCGGCGAAGGCGTCCAGGCCGGGCTGCCGAATCTGGCGAGCCTGATCGGCAGCATCGTGCCCAGCGCGAGCGGCGCCGGTGGCGGGACCACGATCGGCGGGGGCATCAACGTTACGATCAACTTCGTCGGCGGTACGCCGACCGTGGCCGAAGCCAACAAGGTAGGCCAGGCGGCCGGAGATGGCATCATGCAGGCGATCGCGCGACGCAACGTCGCAACCGCGGTCCGGATGGGGGTGAGTGGCTAGCCATGGGCAATTACAACCCGCGGGCTCCGGTCATCCTGGGCGAAGAGTGGGTTCCGATCCGCGATGAAAACCTCGCTTTCAGTCCGGCCGTCAACGCGATCGAGGTGGGAAGCGGTTTCGCCTTCAGCATCGTCGTCGGAGTAACGGACGCCCGTTTCTACATCAACGAACTCAAGCCGCATTCTGACCGTGGTCAGACCTTCATGGCCGCGATCTACCCCATCGGCACCGAGGACCAGTCCGGCCCGGTCTCCAGTCTGATCGTGCCATGCAACGCGGCCACGCTGACCAACGCAACGGTCAGCGGTGCGCCCACAGCTATCGAGGCTCTGGCCACCCAGAGCACCTCATCGGGCATCAGTCTGGACTGCTCGCAGCCCAATGCCGGACTCGCACTGAACTTCGCACTGACTCTGGACGCTCTCGTTCTCACGAATAAGCGCATCCTCGGCGTCAATCTCCTGACCGGCACCGCGGCCAGCGCGGACATCACCGGGCCATTGCGGACCATCAGCACATCGCTGATCAAACTGAGCACGACCGCCACCATCGGATCGACTACCGACCCCGAGGCATTATTCGGGCGGCTCCGCCTCGAGAGCGAGATCGACCGCACGCCCTTCGGCGAAATCAACCAGTTCTGGGCGGCCAACTCTCCGACGACCATCGCGGACCGGGTGCCCTGGACGTATGCCCAGCTGACGCGCATGGACGCGGTGGCGACGCGCCTGTTCACCCGGATCGAGACCGGCACCAACCGCGGCACCACGGCGAACAGCTCTTGTTACGTCTTCTACGCCGCGCTTGAAGTGATCTACTGCGAGGAGAAGCGGGTCGCGGTCGGGGCAACCCAGTTCGGTACGTCCAACAGCTCGCACTCGTTCGGCGCCGAGTCGGTCCTGGGCGCGAACCGGATCCTGATCCATGACATGGTTGGGAACCTGGCCCCGAACGTCGCCGCAGGCGAGTACGTGGTGGTGCTGTCCTCGGCGGACGTGGGTGGCCTCAACGACAACCAGGCGCAGCTCACCTCGGACTATCCGGATCTCAATGCCGTCCGCGAGCTCTACTCGATCCCGCCCCATCCGGGCCGCGAGGTCGACATCCCGTTCCCGCTGATCGACCACATCGGCGACGTCTTCACCAGCAGGTATACCGACATCCTGCCGCAGTTGACCTTGCACTCAACGCTGGGCACGATCATCGAGCCGCACGTCTACGGCCGGCAGGCCGCCGCGCAGGTCTACGGCACCAACACGGCCACCCAGGAGATCTACGACGACATCAGCGGCGTCGCTGCCTCCTACCCGCAGGTGCGCTACTACGCGCGGCGCTTCGGCGACACGACAGTTCCGCTCATGCTCACCGGGACCGGCGTCTTCACCGGCAACACCGTGTCCATCACGCCGGCCACCTTCGACCAGCTGGCCGAGATTCTGGACGGCTGGCGCGAGGTCACCCTGCGGTTCGTCAACGCGCCGAGCATGGGCGCGGCCACCGGCACTCCTGGCTGGACATGGTCGGCCAACGGCGAGACGTCGGGCAACCGGTGGGAGATCCTGGCCGCCAGCGCGCCCGCCGTGTCCGGCATTGGTAGTAATTCGTACAACCTCGTCCCGGCCCCGAACCAGCTGGGCGCCGGTACCTACCAGCCGCCGGCCGGCGCGACGGTCGAGCTGACCTGGATGCCGCAGGGGGTGGCCTCGGCGTGGGTGACCAGCCCCACCATCGACGCCGCCACCGATGCCGTCCTGATGTTCAGCCAGGATCCGGCCACGGTGACCGGCGTGACGCTGACCGCCCGCACGCAGACCGTGACCGGCTTCGCGCTGGACTGCGGGTCGCTGCCCTGTTGCATCCCCACCGGAATCCCCTACCAGCAGGTCACCTGGGCCCATCAGGGGCTGGCCTCGCTCGTCGAGGACTCGTTCACGCGGACCGTGGTCAACGGTTTCGGCAATCCGGATATCGGCGGCGCGTACACCCTCACCGACGTGGCTACGGCCTACCAGGTCAACGGCTCCGAGGGCACCATCACGCCCACCGTCGGGTCGACGACGGCCTGGGCCACCGTCGACATCGGCAGCCCGGACTTCGACGTTACGGCGCAGCTCGGCGTCGTCGGTAACATGCTGGCCACCTCGACGGCTCGCACCTACGTGGGTGGCCGCTTCACCGACGCCGCCAACAACTATGCCGCCTTCATCCAGCAGGTCCAGTCCACCGGCGCCATCGTGCTGGCCATCGAGAAGACCGTGGCCGGCGTGGTCAGCAACCTCATCGTAGTGACTTCGACCCTGGCCATCGACGGTGGTGCCCGGGTTAACGTGCGCTTCATGGGCTCGGGTCAGCTGCTCAAGGTCAAGGCGTGGGCGCTGAGCGATCCGCAACCCCTCGGCTGGGACATCGAGACCAGCGATACGTCGCTGACCACCGGCAACCGGGCCGGCGTGGGTGGCCAGTCCCGCGGGCTCACCGGCAACACAATCGGCGTGGACAACCTGCGCATCACCGTGCCGAGCTACTGGTTCGGCGGATACGAGCTGCAGCGCTACGACACCGTTGAGGGCGCCTTCGATACGATCATGCTAGCCACCGACATCATGCAGACCAGCTTCAACGACTACGAGTCACGCGTTGGCATCAACTCGGTGTACCGGATCCGGGCGCTCAACGCACTCAACTTCGCTGGCGCCTGGTCGCTGCAGGTCACCGGCTCGGTTCCCGTGCCGGGCGTCACCGGCGGCTGCGCCGACTCGACCGGGGCGCTGATCTTCACCTCGAACGCGGACCAGACCGGCCTGCACAACGCGGCCTATGTCATGCAATGGGAGCAGGCACCCATCGAGGACTTCAGCCTGCCCGAGGCGGACATGGTCCAGTTCCAACCCATGTACGGCCGGGACGGCTCGGTGGCCTTCCACGGTACGGAGCGCGGCCTGGAACGCTTCGATCGCGTGGTTCTGATCAACGCCGCGGCGATCGACCCAGTCCGGTTGGCCGACGCCAAGACGATCCGCGACCTGGCCTGGGCCGACCTGCCGTACGTCTGCGTACGTGATGAGATCGGGGATCGCTGGTTCTCGAGTGTCGCCATCCCCACCGTCAACGCGCGCCTCAACCGGACCAAGTACTTCGCCCGCGTCGAGATCACCGAGGTCACCCAGACGCCGGCCGTGGTCGACCCGTGAGCGCGCCGGGGATCGGCTCGGCGTGGCCCGGCGCCAGCGCACTGGTCACCGACACCCGGGCGCCCAAACTCAACCTCGACCAGTCCATCGGCCAGTTCCAGTACACGTACCGCTTCGAACTCGTCGATGCCGTGAGCGGTCTACACCTGGGCGACATCCACCCGATCCGCGACGCGTCCCTGCGCCACGATGTCAGCCAGATCACCAAGCGGTCGCTGGGCCTGTCGCTGGGAAGCTCCGACACCGCAGCAATCAACACGCTCACCGACCGCGTCAGCCCGTTCATGGTCATCCCAGGGATTCCGTGCCCGGACACGACGTCGAGTGACTGGCCGTTGGGCCGCTACCAGTTCGTCGACAACCCCCGCAGGGTCTTCACCTCGGGGCGCTTGGGCCAACCGCAGCTCTCCGACGAGATGTTCCTGGTCGACCAGCCCGTCCTGGCCGGCATCAACGGGGTGGGGAAGGCCGTCGACGCGGTCATTATCGAGACGCTGACCGGCCTGCCGGGCATTACCTTGGACATGGAGCCCAGTAGCTTCACCTCGGCCGACTCGTGGGGCATCGGCCAGAACCGTGGTCAGATCCTCGAGGCGCTGTCCGTGGCCGGCGACTACTGGTCTCCCTGGTTCGATAACTTCGGCGTGCTGCGCTTCCGCCGCACCTTCGACCCGGCCGCCGCGGTGCCTGACATCGATATGGACATCGGGGCCCGCGTGTTCCGTGCCGACATCCTCGAGACCGATGAGATTCTCACCGCCCCCAACACGTTTGTTGTCATATCAAACAACTCGGAAACGCCTGAGGTTCCGGTCGTCGGGATCGCCACCGTGCCGATCAACGCGCCCAACTCCGTGGCCAACCGCGGGTTCGCCATCACCAAGGTCGTCGACCTGCAGGTCAGCGACTCCACGCAGGCCGCCGCCATCGCGAACGGACTGGCACAGCGTCAGGCCATTTTCGAGCAGGTCCAATTGTCCACCGCGGCCGACCCGCGCCATGACGGGTACAACGTGATCCGTTGGCAGGGCGCCAACTGGCTCGAGCTGTCCTGGTCGCTGACACTGCGGCCGGGCGAGCCCATGTCGCATCTGATGCGAAAGTCGTACACATGACCGATCCCCTCGGCGATGCCGGCGCGATGGCTCAGGCCCAGATCAGGGCACTGATCCAGAACGCGACCGCGCTGGGTATCACCTGGACGCTGCGGCCGGCCACCGTATCCGGTTACGAGGGGTCGACGGCGCTGGCCGTCATGGACGGCGATACGGTTCCCATCGCCGTCACGTCCATGATCTCCACGTTGGCGGCCGGCCAGCGCGTCTATGTGCTCGTCGTGCCACCCAGCGGGAACTACGTCGTCGGGATTGTCGTCACGAGTTGGATCACGCCGACCCTGCTCAACAGCTGGGTCAACTTCGGCTCCGGCTTCCAGTCCGCCCGGTTTCGCAGGCTGATATCCGGCCAGGTCGAGATTCAGGGGCTCGTGACCGCGGGGACGGGCCCGGCGAGCACCGTCTTCACACTTCCCGTCGGCTACCGCCCATCTGCGGCACTGGTCTTCTCGACCATAGCGAACAACGCGATCGCACGCCTGGACGTAGAAGCGGACGGTGACGTCAGGTGGAGCCTTGGTGGAACGAACGCCTTCCTCTCGCTGAACTGCGTCTTCACGCCATGACCCGCTTCGCGATCATCCTCACGCACAACCGTCCCGAGTTGTTGGCGCAGTGCGTCGCGGCGATCAAGCCGCAGGTCGATCAGGTCATCGTCATCGACAACGCCAGCGATCCGCCTGCGGTCGTCGAGCACGATGTCACGCTGGTGCAGATCCCGGACCAGCCGCCCAACCTGGCCCGATTCTGGAACGTCGGCATCGCCCAGGCGACGACCGCGGGGGCCGATCACATCGCAGTGCTCTGCGATGACGCGATCGTGCCTGATGGCTGGTATGCCGCAGTCGTCGAGGCGATGGCGACGACCGGCGCGGCGGTGGGCTGTAGCGATCCGTTCGGCTACCTCCCGGCCGGCCAGGCGCGTGTGAAGACTGAGCCGGATAGCGCGATCATGGAGCGCATGCCCGGCCACGCCTGGATCCTCGATCCGGCCAGCCCGGTACGGGGCGACGAGACGATGCTGCTCTGGTACTGCGACACCGATGCGGATTGGCAGGCGCGCAAGGCCGGCGGCATGGTCATGATCGGCGGCTACCCGGTACCCAACGTCATGCCCAGCGGCTTCATGCTCACTCATCCGGAGCTCATCGACCAGACCGGGCGCGACGGTGAGGCATTCGTGGCGAAGCATGGCTGGCGCCCGTGGTGATCTATTTGGTACGCGCCGACCGCAGCTGAAACAGCACGGCCGGCGCTAGTCAGTAGCTTCTAGTTCCCATCCCCGGCATCTGCGCCGACTGACCAGCGTCCGGAGACATCGGGCGATCTTCACGCACTTCCGATCACCAAGGTCTCTGTTTCCCTCGCGGGCAAGCG